TATGATAAAAAATATCTTAAATATAAAAAAAAATATTTGGATTTGAAAAAAAGTAATTAATAAATATTCAATCATATTTTAATAATTTATACGGTTCTAAAATATCATAAATTTTAATTGGTATTGTATCAAGATTTTAATCATTAAAGTATCTGGATTAATACTCCAATAATGTTTATAAAAAAAGGTTATTCATAATATATTATTACATCAACAATTTTTTTATTATTTTTCATACATTATTTTAAAATTAAATAATGCTTTAATTTCTTTTATATAACTATATATATATATATATATATGGCAGCAATGTTAAAAAGAACAATTGATAGACAATTTTTAACAACAAAATCTATGCCACATTTTCCAACAGAAATAATACACAAGGGTCCTCTTTTTTCTTTATCAGATATTCATGGAGATATTCATGCTTTTATAATTTCATTACGTGATTGTGCTAAAGTTATTAGAAAAAAGACAGATTCAACCCCGTTAAATCCTGACATTGTAGATCCTGATATTGAACGTAATTTAATTATTAATATTGGTAATGGAGTAGATGGTGTAGCAACAACAGGTGATTATTATGATGTTTCACTTGGATATGAATGGTGTGGTGGTAATACACATGTTGTAATTTGTGGTGATTTTATAGATCCTAATCGTCAAGAAGGTAACGCACCAACTTGTTCAAAACATCCATGTGTTGGTGGAATACCATGTAATTGTACATATTATCAACAACAAGAAATAAAATTATTATTATTTATTAACGAACTTAATAGACAAGCAATGTTATTTAGTGGTAGAATAATAAAATTATTAGGTAATCACGAAGTTAAAAATATATTATCATATAATGGCAATACTTATCAAGATAGGTATACATTTTTACCAGATAGAGAACTTGGTAATGATTATTATTTAGGTGATAATAGAAAAGAAACTTTTAATATTAATAAACAAGGTTATAATTTATTATTTAAAGATGGATGTGGTTTAATAGTAAAAATAAATAATACCATTTTTGTTCATGGTAAAATAAATAAAACTGATAATTTATTTACAATTAATGATGCGAATCAATATATAAATAACCCTGATGAAAGTGACGATTCTAAAAAGGAATTATTTATTCAATATGATAGAGGAGATGGGATATTAAATAATAGAGAATGGGGAACATATAATATTTATCCTATTATAATGGAGGATCCTGTTGAATTAAATAAATTTTACACTGATGTTAAGGAAACTATTCAATTTTTTTTAATGCTACAAAAACTAGATGATATTATTAAATATCGTGTTGTTATAGGGCATTGTACTCAATTTGATAGTAGTATACTTAATGGCTTTAATACAACCTTTTCTAATTTATTTCATGAGGATGAAAAAAGTAAAACATATAATGGATCAACATATAAACTTGATAAATCAACTTTTGATAATCAAGATTTTATATTTGGTATTACAATGGAAGTACCTAAAGAACCAGTAAATGATTTAATTGATTTTTATCTTTATCGTGTTGATGTCGGCAGTTCGCGAGAATTCGATAAAGGGGAATCTGGAATCTTTTATCAACAAGATGGAATTCCACCAGTTCCCATTCAAGCTGAAAATCAACTTTTGTTTTCAAAAACACCTCAAGTATTAGCAATACATAAAGATGATTATAATAATGATATTGTAACAATCATTAAATCAAAAATGTGGAATACACGAAAACACTTACCAAGACAATATTATGAATATTTGCTTGGAAAAACATATACGGTTACAGAACATAAAGGGAAGCAATTAAGAGTAGGTTTAAAAACTTTAACTGATAGAACAAATTATGATAAAAAATATCTTAAATATAAAAAAAAATATTTGGATTTGAAAAAAAGTAATTAATAAATATTTTAAATAGTTATATTTAGTTGTAATATTAAAATAATATTTATTGGTTTTTAAATTTTTCATAGTGTTCAGATAAATATTCAATTGTTCTATCATATTTTAATAATTTACCAATATATTTATCTTTATACGGTTCTAAAATATCATAAATTTTAATTGGTATTGTATCAAGATTTAATATTTTAACCATTAAAGTTTCAGGATTAATACTCCAATAATGTTTATCAAATAATTTATGTAAAATACAATTTAATAATAAACCATTATCAATATTAAAATTATCACATTCTGAAAAAGGTATAATATGAGCTGCTTCACATACTCGATTATCCATATCTGAAATAATGCATGTATTATACCTTTTAATAATAGCACATCTATATACATTTTGTAATTCTGGATTCCATATTGATGTTGTTACATGTGTAGAACCGTTATTTTCTTGTTTTATTTTTAAAAGTTTATCATCAATAAATTGTTTATTTTCGGAATCTTGTTCAGAATCTTGTTCATTATCTTGTTCGATTGATTCTTTTTTTATTATTTTTTCTTTTTTAATTTTATCATGTTCATCTTCTTTTTCTCTCCTTTCGTGGTCTTTTACATCTCTTTCTTTTTCAATTTCTTTTTCTTTTAAATAATCAATTTTAATTTTTCCAATTTGTTCAAAAAATTTATAAAAATCTGTTTCTGTTATTTTCTCGTTCATAACTTTTTTAAGAATACTTAGTCTGTCAGAACTTTTAACATCTTGGAACACTTGGACAATTTTAATTAAATTAGAATAATCGTTATCAGATTTAGATTTCTCTTTACTAATTATCATTGTGATAATACTTAAATTAGAAAGATGAACTGCAAATTCTAATGAAATTTTATCAGTACCTTTAGCATCCAACATATCTATTATAATATCAGGTAAATGAGAAATTTTATTATATTGTTTAATAGTTCTAACACTGATATTTATTAATTCTGCAACCTTTTCGCTATCACCATTCATTTTATTTGTTAAATTATTAATTGTTTTAACACGGTCGCTTAATAACATAGTTTTTCTGTGAATATTCTCAGTTAAACTTATAATTATTTGATCATCTTCATTTTTAGTATCTGGAATAACATTACATGTAATAGTTTTATGTTCCAATTTTTTTAATACTTTAAATCTTCTTTGTCCTGCAATGATTTCATATTTTTTTGATTTATTATTAAATATTACTGTTAACGGATTTAATAAACCATTTGTTTCAATACTTGCAGTTAATTCATCATCATCTGTATTGTCAACATTATTTTTGCGAACATTTAATTTTGATATTTCTAATTCATTAATATTAATATTTTGAATATTCATCTTATAATAATAGTATTATTAATACAAAATAATATTTTATCAATTTTTTAAATTAAGTATGGTTCTGTAGCTGAAAAAAATAGTTAAATTTAAAAAAAAGAGAGATGTTTCTTTAATAAAAATTGATGACCATATAACACTTTATTGCTAATTTGATAAAAAATGAAAAATATTATAATTACATTGATATTTAATAATATTTTAATGATATTATCATATAATGATTATAAAAAATGGATGTATACTGATTATTCTAATTATTCTGATATCGATATTAAAGAAACCAGATTAATTGATTTTAGTTATGTAAAATTAAAAGAACTCCCAATAAATATAAATAGATTTATTAATATTTATAAATTAGATATAAGTTTTAATGATTTAATAATATTACCAAAAGAAATTTGTGAATTTTCTAATCTACGATATTTAATGTGCAACAATAATAATTTAATTAAATTACCAAAAGAAATTGGTAATTTAATTAATTTGGAATTATTAGATTGTAGTTTTAATCATTTAGAAAAATTACCAAATGAAATTAATAATTTACTAATTTTAAAAGAATTGTATTGCGGATGCAACCACATTAAAACAACAGAAAATATAAAAGATATACCTACTTTAAAATTAAATAATTATACACCAATTAAAAAACGTGATATTATATTAAAGAAAATAAAGAAATTAAAGAAATTAAAATTTGTTATTAATTATAAATTAAAAAAAATTATAAAATATAAACAAAAGATTAATTATAATATAAAATATTATTATAATAAAATAAATAATTATGATAATTACTATTGTAATTATTACAACAATACTGAATATGATGACAATGATTCTGATTATTCTGATGATGATATTTCTAGTGTTGGTAGTTTTAATAGTTTTGACAGTTATGAAACTTGTGATAGTGATGCTAGTTATGATAGTGATGATAGTGACAATGATAGTGTATAAAATTTGTTTAAATAAAATTTGTTGTTCATTTATAAAAAAACATACTCTGGTTTAATTTCTTCAGTAATGTCTATGATATTTTTAGCTAATAACATAAATGCTTCAAAGTGATTAAAATCGTAATCTTTGGTTAATTTTCTTGGAGTGTATAATATTATTTGATTCTCATACGTATCATGAAATACATATTCTTTATGAGAATCGATAATATTTATTATTTCATTATTATGCTTGTCAAATCTACATCCTACCCGATTTGTTGTGATATAATTAATAGTAACAACAAACGAATTCAATGTATTTTTTTTCATCTTTGTCCATGTTAAACGCAAATTATGATATTTAAACCTTTCAACATTTGTCATTACACCTGATGTACAATCAGCATTTAGTAGATCGCGATTAAAACCACTATTAAATTCTGTTTGATTTACGATATAATATTCTTTTGATTTTAATGTTGGAATTTTAGTTTTTAATCCAGTATATAATTCTAAAGTACTCTTAACATAATTAAATATACCACCACTACCACCACTACAACCAACTACATTTGGTTGATTAAAACGTGTCCAAATTACAGCTCTTTCCCATTCTTTTAAATCATTTGATAATTCGTGAATAATTGCATCAATATTAGGAATTATTTCATCAAATATAAATTCCAAATATGGGTTAGCACCATTAACATATTTATTAATCCATGTATAATCTTTTACTAATTTTTTAAACTTGATTAAAAATCCATCCTGTTTAATCTTGTTTAAAAAATTTTCTGGAAAAACATATTGGAGTCGAGGTGTTTGACTTGTTTCAAACCAATAATTAATAGTCGAATTTGAAGTATTATCGTGTATTTTTTCACGACCAATAATAAAACTAGGATTTAAGTTGTTATACTTTGCAATTAAACCTTTTTCCATCATAATGTTCTCTTGTTTAAGTCTGGCTATATCTTGTTCAATTTTGATTTCTTCTTGTCGTTTCTCTCGTTCTAATTTAATTTTCATATCCTGTTCATATTTTTCGTATAATAATCTTTCTTCTCTCAATCTACGAAATTCTTTAATTTTTTCTTTGTCTTTTTCCCTTTCTTTCAATTCGATTTCTCGTTTTCTTTCAATTTCAACTAGTTCTTCTTTTCGTTCAATTTCTGCAACATCGCGTTCTTGTTTCTTTTCTTTTTCTTTTTCTAATAATTCTGTTTGAAACCGACTATCACTCAATGATATAAATCTATTAATAGCATCTTTTAATGCCCTATTAGGAATCAATCTTGTTTTATCAATTGGTTGGCGTGTCATTGGTGATAATGAATTCCTTATACTTTGTATAGCAGATCTTTCATAAGTATAACCATCATCACATAAAACAGGATCATCCATAATATCGAGTGTGATTGGACAATTAAATTCATCTGGTATATCAACTAATGGTGGTTTTATAGTTTCTACTTTAGTAAAAACAATTCTTTCTTCAATCTCAAACATTTCTGTGCAATAATTAAAATAGCAAATAATTTGTTCAAGGTCATTATAAATAGAAACACTATAATTAGAAACACTATAATTAAGTGTGTGTGATAATGCTTTATTAATCATCAAAATAAATCTTTTAATTGGTTTTACAGTAATATCGTCTTGATTGATCGTTGTCTCATATAAATCTGATTTTTCAGTATCAGTTAGTTTAATATTAATCGTTGTGTCGTCAAATTCAAACTCGAATTTGTAATTATCATAATTAGTCATAAAATTGGTCATTAATTATATATGTTAAATGTGTTGTTAATAATAATATTTCAATTTTTTATAAATAAAATTGATTTATTATTAAATTAGTACATAATAATAATTATTTAATGTCATCTAAAAATAACAATATTAATTCTTGTCAATCAACAAATAATAAATTATTTAAAATTAATAAAGTAATTCCAGAAATAAATAATAATCACGAAAATATAAAAGAAATTCTAACTATTCAAAAATATGTTAGAGGATATTTAATACAAAAACATATTTTAATTCCATCATCATTTTATCAAACAAAAGATTGGCGTAAAAATAGAAAATGGTATAAAAATGGTAAATCAAATGAATGTGAAAAATTTCAAATTAATTTAATTGAAAAGATTATTGTAATTAAATTAATGAAAACTGATGATAGAATTAACATGAATACTAATAAAATTATTAGTAAAAAACATCCAATGATAAATGATGATGATTATGAATGGAGTGAAAATTTTGATGGTTTATTAATAAAAGATAATAATAAATACTATTTTAATCTAAAATTTGTATGTGATAAGGGCGGATCACAAACAAGAACATTAAGAGAAGTTTATCATTTTATTAAATACCAAATGGAATATTTAATAATTTTTAATGCGAATAATATATACTTTATTAATATTTTAGACGGAGATACAAGTTATAATAATATGAATAAATTTAAATTTTTAATTAATAAAGAAAAATATAAAAAAGTAATAAAATATGTATTTATTGGTAGCTTATATGACTTTCAAAATATAAAATTTAAATATAATCTATGAATAATATTGTAATATTTCAATTTTTTATAAATAAAATTATACATCATTTAAATTTTCTAATATGTATTCTGTTATAGAATACACTAAATCAAACGATATTCTTTTTCTTGCTATATCTTTACTTTCTCTATAATTAGTTAAAAATAATGAATTATATTTTTTTCTGTGTTCGTTTAAATATTTATTAAATTTTGTAATTAATTGTTTTTGTTTATCTTTTTCTATTTTTGGTTCAATTATTAATGACGCATATGTTCTTGCTGTTTGATTTGGTGTTTCATCAATATAAATATCTTTATCTTCAACAAACGATAAACATATTTGTGATTTAATATTATCATCTATACATTTTACTAAAATATTTGTATTTGCTTTATTTTTATTTTTATTGGTTAATCGTGTTATTTTATATGTATTTTTTAATTTTAATTTATATATATCACCACCAATCATAAAATTATTATTATCATTTAATTCTATTTTCATAATTGTTTTAGACGGATACACAATAATATTTAATTTATTGCTATTATCATTATTTATTTTTAGTTTAAATTGGAAAGAACAAATAGTATAAGTAGTATCATCAAAAACAGTTTCTTCAAATATATTTAATAATATAATATCATATTTACCTAAAAATGCTTTCCTTAATTCTATATCTGCTAAACGGATTGAAGACCAAAAATTTAATGGAATTATAAATATTCCACCCAAACAAATATTTGTTAAAATATCTTTAATAACACATTTATATAAATCATTTACATTATATTTATCAAATAATGATTTATCTTTTGATTTATTTCTTGCCAAATATGGAGGATTTGTTATTAAATATTTTTTTTTATAATCAGGGGGATTTTCTATGGTATCTTTTTTTATAATATAATTTTTTTTTGGTTCAATATCATAACATTCAATATTATATTTGATATTATTTTTTTCTTTTTCTGTTTCAATAAAATTTATTAAATCACCATTGCCTGTGAATGGTTCTATAATATTTTTTATGTTGTTAGGAATTTTCATTCCTTGTAAAATATATTCGTGGTTAGTTGTATAAAATTGACCTAAAATTTGTTTAGATAACTTTTTTTTCTTAATTGAAATAGTAATTTCTTCATTATTTATATCAACCATTATATAATTATCATTATTTATTATATTCTTAATTATATTTAATTCAATTTTATTATTAATAACTTGGTTTATAATTGTTCTGTTAAAAGTTTGACGAGTTTTAAAAATATAAGGTAAATACTAATATTATTTTATAAATTTGACAAATATTATTTTATAAAAAAATTGATTTATTTTCAAATTAGCACATAATAATAATTCTTTAATGTCGTCTAACAAAACTAGTACTAATATTAATTCTGGTCAATCTCGGAATGTAAGCTCGTCTAATCTCGGTGGTTGTGGTGCGCACCATATTTATGACAGTCTCTGTAGTAGTACTTTGGTATACAAATCAACATTTGATAGTTATAATAATAATTATACAAGTCAAGGATGTTATTCACAATCATCGTATATAAAATATGCTAAAAAGTAGATACTAATATTATTTTATAAAAAAATTGATAATGTAAATTATTATAAAAGAATATTAAATATAATAATGTCTCATTACAATAATAAATATAAAAAAGGATACATGGCTAATCTTGCAAAACAAAAGAAATTAAATAAACCATCTTCTAACATGGCAAGTCATCAATTATATGCAGGGCAATGTTATTCTAGTCATTCATTATCTTCATCGTTAGGACCGAGATCATATCAACCACCACAAGCAGGAGATGGGCGTGTATATATTCGTGAAAACGGAATTGTTGTTGATGACCAACCAATTTTTGGTTCTACTTTAAATCAACAAGATGTTGGAGGAGCATCTGAATCAGATGATGAATCAACACACAGTTTTTCTACAGATAATGGTCAAGATAATTTTTTAGAATCCAGTTATTTAAAAATGAAATACGAAAAAGAGATTGAAGAATTGAAAAAAGAACATAACGAGCAAATTAAACAATATCAAAATAAAATTGACAATGAAAGAAAAGAAAATCGTGAAAATATCATACATGAAAGAACACAAAGTCATGTAATGAAAACACCAAAAGAATTATATAAAGATAAATTAAAAAAATATTATTTAATTCAAAAAGAATTAACAGAATTAGAAAATATTCTTGGATTAGTCCCAATTGAATTAAAAATATTTGATTCAATTGAAATTAATAATGATTTAGATTTAGAATTAGATATATTAAAAATACAAACAAATGTTATAAATGAAGAAACTGATAAATTATTATTAATTATGGAATCATATTTAAACTAATAAATTATCTCTTTTAAACCCATACCTACTCTAATTTGATTTTGTTCTATTTGTCAAAGTCTAATTTCATTACTTGTATTACAAATTTTTTTAGTTCTTTGTTTATTATTTATTTCAAGTTTGGCTTTTCTTTTTAATAAATTGTTTTGAACATTACCATCATGAATTAGTTTTGTTTTATCAATTGATTGATGTGATATAGCATTTAATATAGCATCTCTTTCAAATGTATAACCATCTTTATATAATACATGCTCTTTCATGATTTTTAGTGTAATAGGGTATTTAAATTCATTTGGTATAATATCCATAATTATATATATATATATTTATAATTATGTGTTTCATATTTCATTTTTTTTTTCGGTTTCTGACAATTATTTATATTAAAAATGATGTGTTTTGATAATAATTTTTATTATTATATAAATTATTTATATATATATATATATATGGATGACAAATATATTAAATATAAAATAAAATATTTAGAATTAAAATATAAAAAAAAATATTTAAAAGGAGGTGCTATGTTGCGTGAATATGATTCAAAAGAGGTTGTTTTAGCAGCAGTGTCTGAAAATGGTATAGTACTCATGCGTGTATCAGAATCAATGAGAAATTCAAAAGATGTTGTTTTAGCTGCTGTATCACAGAATGGTGCAGCACTCCAGTATGCATCAGAATTAATGAAAGATTCAAAAGATGTTGTTTTAGCTGCAGTGGTAAATGATGGTCTAGCACTCGAGTATGCATCAGATTCAATGAAAAATTCAAAAGATGTTGTTTTAGCTGCTGTATCACAGAATGGTGCAGCACTCGAGTATGCATCAGAATTAATGAAATGTTCAGAAGATGTTGTTTTAGCTGCAGTATCACAAAATGGTATGGTACTTAGGTACGCACCTCAAATGAATGAAAATGAAAATGTTGTTTTAGCTGCAGTGTCACAAAATGGAGCGAACCTCAAGTACGTACCTCAAATGAAAGGAAATGAAAGGGTTGTTTTAGCAGCAGTATCACATAATGGTTCTGCACTCGAATATGCATCCGATTTAATGAAAAGAAATGAAAATGTTGTTTTAGCAGCAGTATCACAGATTGGTTCTGCACTCCGATATGCACACCATTCAATGAAAAGAAATGTTAATGTTGTTTTAGCTGCAGTATCTGAGAATGGTTTGGCAATCACTAATGCACACCCTTCAATGAGAGAAATAGATGAAATTATTTTAGCTGCAATAACAGAGAATGGTATGGCAATCCAATATATGAACCCTTTGGTAATAAATAATTTAAATTTAATGAAAATAGCTATTAAAAATAATCATATGGTATTTAAATTTTTTGATAAAACGTTATTTTCCAATAGAGATATTATATTAGATGTAGTTAACATTAATGGTAACACGCTTAAATATGCATCTCCAGAGTTACAGAATGATAGAGAGATTGTTTTAGCTGCAGTTACTAATAAGGATACGGCATTTAAATACGCATCTAAAGATTTAAAGATGGACAGAGATTTTGTTTTAACACTAGTGGGAATAAATGGTTGTGCACTAGAGTATGCATCTAGAAACTTAAAGGTGGATAGAGAGATTGTTTTAACGGCAGTGAGACAAAATGGATATGCACTTGCATATGCAGATGAATTTAATAATGATAGAGAGATTGTTTTAATAGCAGTAACACAAACTGGATGTGCCCTTAGGTTCGCATCTTCTGAATTAAAGAATGATTGTGAAATTGTTTATATTGCTAGTATTAAACAATCAGCACATACATATTATTTTGAGGAAGGTAATTATATAGAAAAATCATCCGTTGTATGTATTCCTTTTGAACATGCATCAGACGAATTAAGAAAGGATAGAGAATTTGTTTTATCTATAGTTACTGAAAACGGACATACACTCCAATATTTATTTTTATCAGGAAAAATGAAATATGATCCAATTATATTAATAATGGGTTTATATAATTTAATTGAAAAACCTAATCCTTTAATTAATGAAAGTTTCCTAGTAGGTGGTTCAATGTTATCAATAATATTTAATTTAATTACTAGAGAACTTTACTATACCATACGAGTAATTGAATCAGATGTAGTTAGTTATTTAAGAAAAAAGATTACCACTGATTGTTCAAATAAAATAATGAAACTTATTAATCCACAACAACCATTTGTTGGAAATTATTTATCATATGATGGAAAAATAACACCTGTAACAAAAGAAATAATAAAAACAATTTTTGAACGTAAAGATGAAATATATAGAAGGTTTCCACTTAAGTATCCTTAATAATAAATATCATTAAAAAAAAATGAAAAATATAAATATTATTATATATAATAATATTTATATAAAATGACATCAAATGATATTATACCTAATGAATTTATATGTCCAATAACTCTTGATATTATGATAGATCCTGTCATATGTGAAGATGGTTATACATATGAAAGAAATGCAATTCTTTTATTAACAAAATCAATATCACCATTAACAAGACAACCAATTGATAAAACAAGATTAATTTCAAATCAAACAATTAAGGAATGTATTGAAATTTTTAATAAAAGAAATGCAAAACAACAAAAAGGATTTTTAAAACAAAGACTTTATGAAAAACAACGATTATTAAAAGAAAGACTTGTAAATGAAGAAATTTTAAAAAGAAAATTAAGACAAGAAAAATATAAACTATTTTTAAAACAAAGACTTTATGAAAAACAAAAATTGAAAAGAGAATTAAGAAGAAAACAACAACTAAAACGAACACAGTGTAAAGATAAAATAAAACTGAGAAAACAATTACGGATAAATGAACAATCTAATGAAAAAAAGAATAACCTATTTCAACGACTTGTTATACGGTTTAAAAATTTATTTTAATAAACGTTTATTAAATAGTAAATAATCATATTAAATAATTTCAAGATTAATATGATTAACTTGTGCAAATAATTTTGCTTTATCAATAAATTCTGGTTTAATCCAACTTGCTATATTTTCAAAAACAATATGTTTAAGCTTTTTGTTTGGACTAGTTGATACCATACTATGAATATCTAAAAATGCAGTTTTAAAACCAGTGTTATCCTTTAAAGTTAGAGTTAGTTTTTCTAGATTTGGTAGAGA